CGGGTCGCGGCGCGAGACTGTTGCTAACAATCTTTACGACAACATCGTCCAGAACGAGCTGACCAAGCATCGTTGGGGCTTTGCACGTAAGCAGGCACAGATATCTCGCTTGACGGACCCTCCCGTCGATACAACACGCTGGAAGACTGTCTACCAGCTACCCACTGATTTGCTGTTTTTGATCACTGTTTCACCAGATTCCAACTATCAGGTGTATGGCGACAAGGTTTACAGCAACTCCAATCAGGCTTTGTACGCTGACTACATTGCCAACACGCCAGAAGATGAGTGGCCCGTGTACTTTGCGAAGATGATTGAGTACGCACTGGCTATGGACTTCGCCGCAAGCATTAGAGACAGTTCAGCGGCTAGAGGTGAGATGGCGGCGGCCTATGTCAATGCGTCCCGTATGGCGCGATTCACGGACTCTCAGCAGTACCCAACAGAGCAAGTGAGAAGTAACCCATTCGTTAATGTGAGGTACTAATGGCTAAGACTCGATTCATTCAGTCTAGCTTCGTAAGTGGCGAGCTATCTCCGCTTCTCAAGGGCCGTATTGATATCAACCAGTATTATCAGGCGGTAGAGACTGCCGATAATGTTGTAATCGTCCCACAAGGCGGGATGCGTCGGCGTCCGGGTACTGAGTTTATTGCTCAAACCACACGCAACTTGGTCAACTGGGCTTATACGGGGAGTATGCCAAACGGCGGAAACCCGTCTGTTCTTGAGAGTCCGACTGACTCACCGACAACATCTACCACGGTAGCCATAGGCACAACCGATGATTACGTGGTGATCAAGGCAGATAGAGGCGCAACTAACATCGCTGAGACTGAGTTTGTTGATATACGGCAGATCAGTCTATCAACCGGCACTTCCACTGAGTTTAAGGTTCAGTATTCAGCAGACGATGTGACTTATACCGACGGCGGTGACGTTCCACTGATCGGCACAAGCCCTCAAGACTTCCGCATCAAGATAGGCGTATACGCTCGCTACTGGCGTCTCGTGCGCTCTGGCACAACTGATCTAGGTTCAGCGACAGTTACGGCGGCGGCATTCACGTTGATGCAAGAAACAGGTGTTGACAGTGACGCGAAGCTAGAAGACTTCAGCGTTGAGGATGATCGTCATTACCTAATTGAGTTCACGCGGGACAATATCGCTATTTTCCGCTCTCAGCTTGTAGGCTTTAACATCCAAACAACTAGGGTCGCGGACATCAAGCCCACTTACGACTCTAGTGTTGACGTATCGAGCGTAAGAACAGCACAGATAGAAAACGTCATGCTGGTCTTCGGCAACTTTGAGCCTATCCGCTTGGTGAATCTAGGTGCGGATGCTGACTGGGTGATCGACAACATCCCCTTCTTGAACGTCCCTCAGTACGATTTTGACGATGCACAAAGCCCTACACCTGTGAATGAGATACAGGTTATGGACATCGGGCATGGCGGCGGCGCGTGGAAGAAAGGCGAGCGATTTGAGTTTGATATTGAAGGCGTAACGTCAAAGTCTATTACGTTTGCGGGTGACGCGACTCTTGATGAGCAGGCATCGACTGTCTTCAACATCCAGAAGAATCTGCAAGAGATGCCAGTTTTCGGTGAAACAGGTGTATCGGTAGCAAGAACAGGCACCTTAACGTACACGATCACGATATCAGGCGAATCGACAAAAGACTTCGAGTTGTTTGCCGCGTATGTAACGGAAGGCTCTGCAAGTCACGAAATTGAATTCATAAAGACGCAATCAGGCTCCCCTCGTAAAGAGGATGTGTGGTCTGTCACCCGTGGATATCCTATCAGTGCGTGTTTCTACGAAGGTAGATTGGTACTTGGCGGCACTCAGTCCAAGCCTCAATCGATCTTCATGTCTAAGACAGGCGCATTCTTTGATTTTGACATTGACGACGGCGATGACGATGAGGCGATCTTCGCAACCATCTCTTCGCGCAAGCTGAATGACATTGTTGATGTGTATCCCGGTCGTAACTTGCAGATATTTACGTCTGGCGCAGAATTTGCAGTGACCAGCAGACCAGTCACACCATCTAGTATTAACATTCAGCCACAGACTTCACACGGCGCAAACAATGTTGAAGTCCAAGATGTGGACGGCTCGACCATATTTGTAGACCGTCACGGCAAGTCCCTCCTGAGCTTCCTGTATTCGTTCAACGAGGATGCTTACACCACGGACGATAGATCAGTACTGGCCTCGCATTTGATCAACCAGCCGGTCGATATGGCGCTCCTAGCGGGTACTGCGAGTGATGACGCTAACTGGCTGTTTATCGTAAATGCAGACGGTACGGCGACCATCCTAAACACCTTGAGAAGCCAAGATATCAACGGTTTCACTAGCTGGAATACGAGCGGAGACATCAAGAGCGTTTGCGTAGTTGATGATCAGCTGTTTATGACGGTTGAGCGTGAAGTTGACGGCACTGGCAAACTATTCATTGAGCGTTGGGACTTCACCTATCTCATGGATTGCTCTATCAAGAGCGTTCAGGTTAGTGGTGTTATCGACGGACTGGACCATTTAGACGGTGAATCGGTCAAAGCCATCACACGAGAAGGCTATCTAGACAAGAACGAGGGCTATGTGCTGTCGTCTTACACGGTAGCTAGTGGCGAAATAACGCTTGATCCTAGCGAAACATATTCGCTGACCACATATGAGGTTGGCTTGCCGTTCGTTCCTACTATCAAGCCGATGCCACTGAATACAAACATCGGATCAGGTCAGAATCAGATGCGACTGAAGAAGATCGTACGCATGAACGTACGTGTCTACGAGTCTTCCGGCATCTATATCGACGGCATCCCTGTACCTATTCGCTCGTTTGGCGAGGCAGGCATCACGTCACCACTTACTAACGAGTCTATTGTTCCCACAAGTGGCATAATAGAGGACGTTTACGATATTAACGGATGGGGTAGAGAGGTCATACCGACGATTACGTGTCCTGATCCTACTCCCATGCACATACAGATGATTGAATACGAAGTTGAGGGTAACTAGATGGACCCGTTTACTATATTGGCCATTATGACTGCCGTGTCTGGAGGCGTATCAGCCTACGGGCAAGTGCAAGCTGGTAAAGCACAGAAGGTGGCACTGAAAGAGCAAGCCAAGCAAGAAGAGTTAGCGGCAGAAAGCCAAGAGTTGGCACGACGCCAAGAGCTAAATCGGGCATTGGCGGCTAACGTCGCGGCACTCTCAACAGCAGGAATATCTGGGGAAGGTACGCCAGCAAGTCTGGCCTTGGAAAGCGCGAAGCAAGCAGGTCTTAGCGAGATGACCATTGACTTGTCGGAGAAGCTACGAAGGGCGTCATTAGAGCGCCAAGCAAAAGTGGCAACACAGCAAGCCGGGTTAGCGGCGGCAAGCACGTTGCTTAGTACCGGAGTAAAATCGGCACAGTTAGCGCAGACGGAATAATAGTTATGGCTCAGAAGCGCATTGATTACTACGGCAAGTTTACACCAACAGGTGTAGATACGTCTCAGGCTAAACGCTTGCAGGCTCTCTCTGGCTTGGCTGAACAGGTCGGGGATATTGCGTTTGATATCGGCGCTAAGATCCAGACAGAGCGTGGTCAAGAAGCTGGCGTTGCATCCGGCATGGAAGCGGCGCAAGAAGGTCAAGCACCAGAAACCAAAGAAGGCTTTCTGTCTGCGATCTCTATCTACGATCAGGCATACAACAAAGCGGCATTGAATGCTTATAGCTCTGGCATCCGCGTTGATGGCAAAAAGAAGTTGTTTGAGCTTGAGGAAAAGTACGCAGATGATCCCGATCCCGTAGCATTCCAAAGCGACTTCAATGGATACATGAAGGGCGTCACGCAAGGCTTGCCAGAAGATATCGCGGCAGACCTACGGTTACGACTTACCGAAGATGGTATGCGCGTACAGGGCCGTCTAGCGGACGCACAGCGAAAGCGCCAGTTTGACCTTGCCACTGCTAACTTGAATGAAGAGCTTGTGACTCTGGCCGATGAGCAAGCAAGAGCGGCCCGTGACGGCGACGACACGCGGGTTCAAGAGTTGCAATTGCAGATCGAGAACATTGGTGCCGAGAACATTGAGATTCTTGACCCAGCGGCATACCAAAAATATATCTCAGAGCAAGAAGATCGGCTGATTGTTCAGAGCAACTTGGGCCAGCTTGATCGCGCTATTTTTGAAAATGAAGAAGACCTATCGCTTCGAGAGAGGATCGAAAACGGTAAGCAGATGCTTGCGACCGTTACTGCCAATCCCATTGATGGGCTGTCTCCCGAACAGCAATCAAAGCTAGAGTCACAGATGGCGACCAGACTAAATCAGCTTGAAAGCCGTTTAGTCGAAGAAGACACGGCATTTGGCATTGAGCTTTCTGATTACGAAGTGCAAGTGGCAAGCGGAAACATTGACCCGGTTGATGTAGATCAGCAAGCAAACGATTGGTATACAGCAGGCAAGATCACTCAAAATGAAATGACTAGCCTCAAGAAGTCGGCGCGATCTGCTACTGCTAGAAAGGCTGAGGCCAATGCCGTCAATGCAAAGATCACAAAGCAGTTCACAGGCGATCGCGATCCCTATTACGTGCCAGATCAGTCTGATATCAACAAGTATTACGATGAGAAATACGCGACAAAGATGGAAGATGCGACACCAGAGCAACGTATGTTGATGGATACGATCTTCATTCAGAAAACGCGCATGATCCCAAGCACTGTGAAGAACCAGACAAACAGCTATTTATTGTCAGGCGATCCCGCGTTGATCATGCAAGCGGCACAGCTTATTGATCGCGTTGATGAGACGCCCGGCATGTTTGACCAGATCACCAATGTGCAAACAAAAGCATTCGCATCGAATATGGTTAGATTGATGGAAGTCATGGACCCCAAAGAGGCGCTCCGACTTAGCCAGCAACTAACTGACCCTGCTGACCAGAACCGTGTAACGGCTCGACGTGATCAGATCAAGACTGAAAAGTTTAACGACAAGTACGTTGATTGGACTCGTGACATTGTTGGCGAGACCAATCCGACATCATTCCAAAATGCCGTTAACCAGTATCAAACAATCTTTGAGAGCTACTATCTCGCAGGATCGGATCAGGATGCGGCAAGAACGCAAGCTGAGAAGATGATTCAGTCTAATTATACTCAGTCCACATTCGGCGACATGATGTACGCGCCCGAACAGTATTACGCTGTGAATGGAAGTGTAGAGTATGCGCGAGATCAGCTAGATGAAGAGATCCGCGCAGAAATGCCAAATATGCAGTTCGACAAAGACAACATCTATTTGCTGACCGATGACTATACCGCTCGGACAGCAACGGAAGGCGCGCCAAAATATCGTGTTCTTATCCTTGATGATGATGGCGTATTCCAACAGAGAAGCGGTTATTTCTTCCCTGATAAAGAAGCACATGAAGCCAATCGCCGAATTGAAACAGCAGAACTAGCGGCTGAGATCAGGCAGGCAGAGGAAGAAGGTAGCGTTGCCCATAGACGCCAGCAGTTCGACGAGAAGAAAGCCGCATACGAAGAGCGCAAGGGCAAACCAAGAAAGGCTGTGCCAGCGTCCGAGCTTTACGCAGATACCGTCCTATCTGATAGCCGAAAGATTATTGCAGAAGCGATACAGCTACCCGGTGAAATTCGTAGGGAAGTAGCAAAGTCTGCCGCTGAAGTGCTAACAACGGTTGGCGAAAGGATTGAGCAGACTGGTAAGCGCCAGCGATCAAAGCTCATTGAGGATATCGAAGAGCGAGAGAGCCAAGACTGATGCCTTTTGTTGAAGCTCAAGATGACCGCATACTGCTTAACAAGCTAACGAACCTTGCGGAAGCACCCGAGGATGAAGATCCATCGGCAATTGAAATCGCAAGCGCGTTGTGGCGTCAAGAAAACACAATCGGCTCATTCGTTAATCAGGAGTCTGGCCTACCCGACGGCGTAGATGATCAGTCATTTAACCCTTACGACTATTTATCGGAAGGCGAGAAGCTAGATAAAAAGTTTGTATCCCATGCGGCACTCGCCGATACGGTCGATGAGATCGAAGCAGTACGCAAGCAATATGCCAGAGAGACAACAGATCGAGAAACCATCCAGAAGGGCGGCGCTATGTCGTTCCTTGTTGGCCTTGGTGTTGTTGGTATTGCCGATCCTATTAACTTGATACCGATTGGCGGGGCGATTGCTAAGACATACAAGGCGGGAAACTCTATCCTTGATGCGGCAGTCGTTACGGGCAGTGTTGCAACAGCCTCCACAGCCGTCACAGAGGCCGCTCTACATCAATCACAGCTAACCCGTACCTAGGGCGAGTCTGCGATCAACTTGGTCGCGGCGGCTCTTCTAGGCGGTGTACTGGGCGCAGGGGGTAAGGTTCTCGCTAACTCACTCGATGCGTCTGCCATTGGCGGCATTGTTGATTCGATGGAT